TCGTCTGCGGCGGGAAGTTCGCGGTGTCGTTCGAGCCGTGCCACTCGACGCCTGCCGGGACCGTGTAGGTTCCAGCGGCGAGGGAGTAAGTGGCCTCGTCGAAGAAGATGCGGTCCCCGGGGCTGGTAGCTGCTGCGATGGCAGCCGCGAACGTCGTGAAGGCATTCGCCCAATCGGCGCCCGTACCGGCACCGCCAGCCGTCTGATCGCACGCGTAATCAGCCACGGGCCACCCGCACTGCTTCACGTTCCTTGAACGCGGCCAGCTCCTCGTCGGTAAGGCCGGCGTCCGATTTCAGCGTCTCGTCTGGGAGCGTGCGCAGGTACGTATCCAGCTTCGTTACCGCGCCGCGCTGCTCGGCCTCCGCTTTTGCGCGCTCGGCTTCGGCGACGACGCGCTCCTCCAGAACGGCCGCGTGCTCAGCCAGGAACTTCTCCGGGTCAACGGACTTAGTCGGCGTCCAGCGCCACTCGCGCGTTACCCCCGCGTCGTCGACGTGATGCTCCACCACGAACCACAGGTGCCCGAGGTCGATCTGGACGGCGACCTCGGAGGAGACGATCGGCATCAATCTCCCTTCACGAGCCGCCGGAACGGCTCGCCCGCGGCGAGTTCCTCGATCGTCCACTGCGCCCACGCCATCCGGCGCATCGCCCCGAACCGGTCCAGCCGCATCTCGTCGTCCGCCTCGTCCTTGTTCCACGCGCGGTAGGCCGCGCTCCTGCAGATCCAGTACTGCGACTCGCACACCACCGGCACGCCGGCGACGAGCGCGTGCACGCCGACCGAGCTCGCCCAGATCACCACCGCGCGCGCCCCGGCGAGATCCTCCTCGAGCGAGCGCTCGGGCTTCTTCGTGCCCGGGTGGAGCCGCAGGCGCACCTTGTGGCCCGCGGCCTCGAGCGCCTTCGCGGTCCGCTCGCCCCACCCGACCGGCATCACCATCGTCGGCGAGCCGAAGTTGCGGTTCGGCGCGACCAGGATGTAGTCGCCGCCATCGCGCCACGGCTTGAGATCCACGCCGAGCCTCGCCCATCGCTCCACGCCGCCGTCAGGCCAGGTGCCCGAGCCGTTGTGCCCGCCGCGCGCGAGCGCGTAGTACTGGATCCCGTCGCGATCGCGGCCGAGGTAGCCGTTCTCCGCGACGAGGACGGCCGCGCCGGCCCGCTCGAACCGCTCGGCGAGCTGATGGTTCGCGCCGTAGCGGTTCCAGATCACCAGCACGTCGTCGCGGCCGATCGTCCCTCCCGGAAACCCGCAGACGACCTCGTACCCGCACGCCTTCAGGCCGGCGACGAACGCTTCATGCCGGTAGTGCGGGCCCTGACGGATCAGGCAGTACGCTTTCAATCGGCGCCCTCGGAAAACACTCGAGCATCCCGCCCGAGCAGTTGATCACTTCGACGCCGAGCGCTGCGAGCGGCGCTACCGTTGTCGCCGCGGCCGCGCGGAAGCGCTGGAACGCTGCCTCGTCCGTGCGCCCCGGATGCCCGCTGTGCCAGTGCGTGCGCCCGCCGGCGTGCCCCATGTCGTAGCCGAGGAGCGCGATGCGGGTCGCTCCGGCGAGCACCGCGAGGTTGAGCGCCTGGTGCCCGCTGTTGCCCCCGGTCGCGAGCGCGTTCCGCTCCGCGGAGAGCCCGCGCTCGCCCGCGTTGTGCAAGAGGTAGACGCCCGGCTCGTCGACCGAGAACCCGGTCGGCTCGATCGTCGCCTTCACGCCCTGGAAAGCGCGGTAGGCCGGCTCGTCGCGGTGGCGCTGCCACCACTCGAGATCGGCGAAGTAGAGAACATCGGCCCACGGCGCGAGCGCGTAGGCGTTGTTGATCGCGACTACCCGAGTCCGAGATCCGGCTCGCTCCCGGGCCCGCTTGACGTGCCAGACCTGCGCCGGCGTGAGGCTCGGCCCCCCGCCGATGCAGACGGCGGTGCATCCGTCCCAGGCGCGGCAGACGACGCTGAATCGGTCGAGCGGCCAGGCGTCTCCGCGCCGAAGGACTTTTTTTCCGACGGCTCCGCGGGCTTCGTTTCGCTCGGGCCCGCGAGCCCCGTGCTGGCGAGCTCGGCGAGCCCCGCCTCGATGCGCCGCCGCGCGATGCGCCAGGGCAGCCGGAAGAGCTGGCCCGCCTTGACGGTGCCCTCCTCGGTGCCGATGTAGCGCCGGCGTGCTCGCAGCTCGACGGGTTGCTCGATCTGGTGCGGATCCATGCTTTCCTCGTTGAAAAATCCCCGCCCGGGCAAAGGAGGAGGAAGTCCCGGGCGGGGTGCCAGGGAGCGTTGGCTGCTTAGAACGTGCCCTTCACGACCGCCGTCGCGCGCGTCACGGTGAGCCCGAGACGCTCTTCGGCGAGGATCGCGACGAGGTTCTTGACGAAGAAGTCGCTGTGCTGCTCCGCGATCCGCACCGTCGCATCCTCGCGGTCCCAGAGCTGCGCGGCGAGCTGCCACGCGGCGCAGACGAACGTGCCGGTCGTGACCGCGTTCGTCGCGACCACCGGCAGACCCCAGATCGTGCCGTTCTGCGTCATCGCGGCCGGATTGCCGAAGAGGTAGCGCCCTTCGCTGTCCTTCAGCAGCAGGATCTCGATCCAGTCGACGTTCGAGAGCAGGAACCCGTCGGCGATGTACTCGCTCGAGGACACCTGGCGGATCGCCTTCAGCAGCGTGTCGAGGCGCTGGTCGCCCGTCGCCCCGCCGTTGTAGGCGGTCGCCTGGTTGAGGAGGCCGTTGAGGTTCCCGCCGGTGTCCGCGCCGTTCAGGATCTGGTCCTCTTCCTCGAGCATCAGGCCGTAGCGCAGACGGTGGTCGATGTGACTCTGCAGCATCGGCGCGTCCGAGAGCACCTGGCGCGAGGCCGGAATCCAGTGCGCGAGCGTGATGATCGGCTTATAGGCGAGCGTGAAGGTCATCGCCGACTCGGGCTTCACCTGCGCTTCGGTCTCGATCGGCGAGCTCCCGCCGCCCTGCGGGCCGGCGTTGTTCGTGAACGTCTCGGTCACGTACTCGATGATGTTCGACGCCGTCCGAAAGTTCGGCAGGAGATTGCGCACCGTCATCCGGCGCTCGCCCGCGGTGATGATCCCGGGCATGCGCTGAGCCGGTACGAGCGGCTGGTTCTGGCCGGTCGCGTTGACGATGACCGCCTTCTGGAAGAAGCCCGCGACCTGGACCGGCTCCATGTTCCGCGCGCCGGGGGTCTTCTGCGCGAGCGCGTACTGCGCCGACTTGATGACGATCGCGCCGGGCGTGTCGCCGCCGCTCGGGTCGCCGCCGGCGGGGCTGATTCCCTTCTGCTCGAGGTCGAGCACCTGCTGCTTGAGCTCGGCGATGTCGGTGTTCGTCTTCGCCGCCTGCGTGCCGAGCTCGGTGAGCTTCTGGCTGGTCGCGCCGGTCACCGTGTCGAGCTTCTTCACCTCGACCAGCGCCTGCTCGATCTGGTTGCCGAGTTTCTCGGCGTTGGCCTTCGACGCCTTCGTGAGGGCATCGACGGCTTCGAGCATCTTCTGCTCGCGTTCGCTTTCCGCGGACATCGCGTGATCCTTTCGGGGTTGAGAGGGTTTTCGATGCTTTCAGAGCGCGGCGATTGCTGCCGCGTGGCGCACGATCGCGTTCGCGAGATCGGACTCGTCCCGAGCCGACTGCTGCAGCGCCTTCCAACCGCCCGCGGCGAGCGCCTTCGCCTTGGCGGCAGAGAACCCCCCCTCGTCCCGAAGGAAGTCCTCGAAATCGCGCACCGTGCAGATCTGCCCGGCGGCCTTGACCGATTCGACCCGCGCGAGCGGGTTCATGGGGAAGTTGACGATGCTCACTTCCCAGAGCTTCAGCGATTTCAGGCGGCGCACGCCGCCCTCGGTGACCTCGGCGCCGCCCGGCAGCACGTCGAACCCGATCGACATCCCGTCGAGCGTGCCGCGCTTCATGCCGAGGAACGTCCGGTTCGCGACCGGATCCTCGAGCAGCAGCTCGCCCTCGACCGCGAGGCCCTTCGCGTCCTGCGACACATCCGCAAGGCCGATCGGCGGCTCGCCGAGCCGGTGGCCGAAGAGCACCTTCACCAGGCCGGCATTGTTCCGCACGACCTCTTTGAAGGCCCCCTCCTCGATCACGTCGTAGCCCTGGTCGACGTTGCCGAACACGGCGGCGTAGCCGGTGAACTTCCCGGCGTCCTTCGCCTTGAACTCGCACGCGAAGTAGCGCTGCTTCATGGTGCCCCCTCCCGCCCTCGCGGGGCCGTCACGAAATGGTTAATCACGGCGCGACCCGTCCCGCCAGCGCCGGCCTTCGCGCCCGGCTCGCCCTGCGGCTGCGCTGCCGGCTGCTGCTGTTGGCGCGCAAGCGCCTCGAGGAACTGAATCAGCGTCATGTTCGACTGCACCGAGAAGTCGTCCATGCCCTCGGCGCTGCTCCGCGGCCGGTTCTCGAGCACCCGGACCTCGTTGCGCGAGAGCACGCCGTTCTGCAGCATCACCGAGTAGAGCTGCGAGCGCGCGATCGAGTCGGCGCGGAGCAGCCCCTCGAATTTGAACTTGAAGAAGTAGCGCGAGCGCTCCGCCGGCGTCATCAGCCAGCGCGCGACCGCCTGCTCCCACCGCACGAGGTAGGGCAGCAGATCGAACATCACGAACTCGGTCGACATCTGCTCGATGTTCGAGAAGGTCGCCCGCTCGAGGTCGAACACCATGTGCGGCGGCACCCGGAAGAACCGGCAGATCTCGGGCACCCCGAATTTGCGCGTCTCGAGGAACTGCGCGTCGTCCGGCGGGATCGTGAGCCGCTCGGCCTTGAACTTCCCGTCGAGAAAGAGGATCCCCGCGTTGCCGACCCACCCCTGGTACTGCTGCGCGAGCTTCTGCCGCGCCTTCGCGCTCTGCTCGGGCTCGAGCCACTCCTCGGTCGTGACGACCATCGAGGGGTTGAGCCCTTGCGAGAAGAGCTGCGCGCCCATGCGCTCGGTCGCGATCGCGAGCCCCATCGACTCGCGCGCGAAGGCGATCGGCGAGAGCCCCTCGACGCCGCTCCACCCGAAGCCGCGGAGCTTGAAGAGCCGCTCCGACGGGAGATCCTCCCACTTGCCCCGGTCCAGGAACGCCCAGTGCGTGCGGCCTGAATCGTCGCGCTCGACCTTGACGTTCGAGGTCGGGAGCGGCACGAGGCCAGCCAGGTCGCCGCGCGTGTTCCGCTCGATCCGCGCGTAGCCGTTCCCGAGCAGGGCGAGGTTCGCCATCTCGGCCTCGCGGAACTCGAGCGATGTCATCTCCGGGTTCGGCTGCGCGAGCACCGCCGCGACCCGGTGGTCGCGCACCTCGACCGCGTCGTCCGCCCCGCGCCGCTCGTAGATCCCCCACGGCAGCGCGCCGACCGTCTCGGCGAGGATCCGCACGCACGACCACACGGCCGAGACACGCATCGCCGTTGCGTCGTTCACGATCACGCCGGAGGCGACAGGCGCCCCGAAGATATCCGACATCCCCACCGGATCGTCGAGCTTCGCGACCCGCGCGGCGTAGGCGAACGCCTTGCGAGCGAACCAGCGCCTGAGCGCGCCGGGCGGTTCGGCCGGCTTGGACGACCCGCCGACGCTCATGCCGGCGTCGCGAGCCAGTCGTCGATCGTGGCGCGCCCGGTGCCGCGCATCGCACGGGCGATTGCGACGATGAGCGCGATTGCGGGGTCGATTTTCTTGCCGCGCGAGCCGCGGCGCGGGAACCAGTTCTCGTTGCGGTCGGGCTTCACCTGCACGTTGCTGACCCCCCACATCGCGACCGGGTCGCCGCAGTGGTGGATCCGCCCGTCCTCGACCAGCCCGTCGATGAACTTCATCGGCGCCGAGAGGTGCTGCGCCGTCATGGGAACCGTCGTCACCGGAATGCCGTCCTTTTGCAGGTCCGCAGCGATGCCAGGCGCGCCCCAGAGATCGAGCGCGAGCTCGGTGATCGGCGTCTTTCGACGATCGGCCCGGAGATCCTCGAGGATGAGCTGCTGGTCGATCATCCCGCCCTCGGTTTTGACGAGCCAGCCGTCGCGCCACCATCCCTGGTAGTGCCGGTTGTCGGGCTCGTCGATGCGCGTCTCGGGCAGGTAGTGCCTCCAGAACGCGTAGAAGTGGTCCGCGCCGTCGACCCGCCGCCGGAACACGCGGCAGCGGCTCGTGATGTCGGTCGTGTTCGAGAGGTCGAGCCCGACGTAGCAGCGCTCGCCGGCGAAGTCCTCGACCTTGAGCGAGCGGTCCCCGAGTTGCTTCCAGCCGTGCACGTTGAGCCACGGGCTCGACGACTGCACCCAGATATTCAGGTGCTTCGTCTGGAACGTCGGCTGCTTGCGCGGGTCGCGCACCGCGTCGCGCTGCTGCGCGAGCAGGAAGTCCGGATCGAGCGATACGCCGTAGTTCGGGTTCGCCTTTACGAGCGCCTCTTCGCTCGTCCAGTCGTCGCCGTCGTCGATGGTGAAGATGATGCCGAAGCGCTGCTCGTCCTCGATCACGCCGTCGAGAACCTGCTGCAGCTCCTCCTGGTGCGCGTAGCACGGGCCGGCGACGTCGTCGCCCGAGGTCGTGATCACGAGCATCAGCGGATGCGACCGTGCGCCCATGCCGGTGCGCATCGTGTCGTACAGCGTCTCGGTCGGGTGCTCGTGGAACTCGTCGACGATCGCGCACGAGGGCGAGGCACCGTCGCCCGGCTTGCCGATGATCGGCTCGAACCGGCTGTTCGTCTCCGGGATCGAGATGTTCGACGCCCGCGGCACGACGCCGTAGCGCTGCACGAATTCTGGCGTACCCTCGGCCATCAGCTTGGCCGGGTTGAACACCTCGCGCGCCTGGTCCTCGGACGTCGCCCCGCTGTAGACCTCGGCCCCGAACTCGTCATCGGCGGCCAGCATGTAGAGCCCGATGCCCGCGGCGAGGGTCGACTTGGCGTTCTTCCGCGGGACGAAGAGATCCGCCACGCGGAAGCGCCGCCGCCCTGTTTCGCGGTCGCGCCAGCCGAAGATCGAGGCGAGCACGAACACCTGCCAGGCCTCGAGCCGGATCCGCTCGCGCCGTGCCGCCCAGTCGCCCTTGATGTGCGGCAGCAGCTCGACGAAGTGGCAGATCCGGTCCGCGGGGCGGTACTTCTTCCCCTCGCGCGTCTCGAGCTCGGGGTTCCAGGTGTAGCGCCAGCCCGCGGCATCGCGCGCGAGGTCGTTGAGGTGGCGCTGGCAAGCGAGCTTGACCCACTTGCACGCGACGATCTGATCCGCCCGATCTTCGTCGGCGACAAGGCGCGCGTACTGCGTCGCGATCGCGGCGTAGTCCCTCACGACGCCCCGCTAAACCTGAGAACGGCCCGCGGCGCCCCTAGAGCGCGCCGAAGCCGTCCTTCGGGTCCATGCCGGGGAGCGGGAGCTGCGTGTCGCTCGGGGTGACGCGCGTGCGATCCGCCGGCGAGAGTCCGAAGCAGGCCTTCAGGCGCTCGTAGCGCTCCTGCGCCTTGACCGAGATCTGCAGGAACACCGACTGCATCCGGTAGCCCGAGGGCGCGCGCTCGATCAGGCCCGCCTCGCCGTGCGCCTCATCGGCGGCGTTCGCGGCGGCGATCTTCTCCTCCGCCCACTGCCACCGGGCCCATTCCTGGCAGAGCATCGCGAGCGTGCCGCGGTCGAGCTTGCTCACCAGGCCGTAGCGCTCGAGCTCGGCGACCAGGCGCTTCCACTCGCGCCGCGCCTCAGGCCAGAGCACCTTCGGCGCGGTCGGGATCTCGACCTCGGGCCGGAACTCGTTCAGGAGCTCGCCGAAGCGTTTCTTCGACGCGTTCCCCCGCAGCATGTGCACGTTCGCCGGTAGCGGTTTCGGCCCTCTCGTTCCCATCGCAACCCCTACCCCTCGAAATACCCCCCCTGGAAAACTCCCGCAGCCACGCAACGCCT